TATTCACCGATCTGACCTGGGAGGACACGTGGCAGACAGATACGCGGGTGACAGGATTCTCGCGGACGACATCGCCGCACTCGGCTCGACACTGATCGCGTTCACGCCGACCTGGACGAATCTCACTGTCGGTAACGGGACACAGGACTGCGCGTACCGCACACGCGGCGCGTGGGTGGACGCGCGCTACCTACTCACGTGGGGCTCCACCACGTCGATCAGCGGGATCGTCACGGCGACGCTCCCAGTCGCCGCGCTGGCCAGCGCTGTGTTCATCGCCACTGCCGTGTACAGGGACTCCTCGGCATCCACCCAGTACCACGGTCTCGTGTCGCCATCCGGCGGGGCGCTGCGCCTGATGACATTCGCGTCCCCACGCGCCGACATCTCCTCCAGCGCGCCGTTCACGTGGGCGACCAGCGACACGATGGGATGGTGCATCACGTATCCGATCGCGTGATGGGAGGTGACCTATGGAGTCCGTGATGGGGTCTCAGCTGGATATCGCCCTGGCCCGGATCGCCGAGGAGGGCGAGTCCTCCGGCGGTGGCGAAACCGTCGAGTGCGCGACGTTCAACGCCGCACTGTGAACGAACAACAGCCCCCCTCGCGCACGTAGGCGAGGGGGGTCGTCGATCCGCGCGGGTCAGCGTTGTTCGATCCGCGCGATGCGTTCCGGGGTCATCCTTCGACCTACTTCCCGGATCGCGTCGATGAGCTCGTCGGTCGGAGCGTCAGGCTGGACATCCGCGTACCGCTTCCACGCGTACCACTCTGGCTGGGGCGGGGATTGGAGCTCCCGCCATGCCGACCATGGACCGGTCAGCCATGTCTCCTGCACCCACCCATGGTCCACCATGGTGTGGATGGTCCACACGATGGCGATCTCGCCCCTCCAGGCGCGGATCACGCGATCCGTCAGGAGCGGCACGACCACGGGGGTGACGTCCGTCGGGGCGTAGGCCGGGTCGGCCTCTCCGTCGAGGTCGAGCTCCAGCTGGCGGGGGACGCTCGCCTCGGCGAGGGTGGCGAGGATGGTGCGGGTGGTGATGTGGTCGGGGCCGAGGGCCTCGATGGCGTGGGCGAGGTGGCTGGTGTCGACGACGCGCGTCATGGTCTCCTCCTGGGTGATCGTGGCTTCACCATGATAGCACGCTACATGATGCGTACGCATCATGCGCACATGTGCGCGTGGCATCCTGTCGGGATGCTCTACCTCATCGACGTCTCCCACCACAACGGCTCCATCGACTGGGGCCGCGTCGCACACAGCGGCATCACCGGCGCCATCATCAAGGCCACCCAGGGCACGGGCTACGTCGACCCGCGCTACACCATCAACATCGCCGGCGCACGCAAAGCCGGACTCGTCACCGGCGCCTACCACTTCCTCACCCACGGCCATGGCGCCCGCCAGTGCGACCATTTCCTGGCCGCCACCGGGAACCCCGAGGGACTCCTGATCGCCCTGGACGTCGAACAGGCCGGCGTCACCTCCATCGACGTCACCGACTGGTGCACCAGGTGGCGCGAGCTCCACCCCACCCACCCGCTCCTGATCTACTGCGCCCACGCCAGCTGGCACCAGCTCACCGGCGACTTCAGCGGCGCCCGGTACGGCCACCTATGGGCAGCCCGCTACCCCTACGCCGGCACCGGCACAGCCAGTGCCCTGTGGGAGCGAGCCAGCCAGAAATCCCCCGGCCTGCCCTGGGGAGGATGGACCTCGTGGACCCTGTGGCAGTACAGCGACAGGGCCCAGGTGCCCGGCGTGTCAGGCCACTGCGACGTCAGCGTCTACGCCGGCACACCCGCCGAGCTCGCCGAGCTCACCACATCACAGGAGGACGACATGCCCATCACCAGCACCGACGTCGACGCCATCGCGGCAGCATGCGCCCAGGCCGTCTGGCGGGACGACCTCAACATCCGCATCGGAGGATCCACACCCAACAGCGAGAACGTCGCCGCCCGCACACTCCTCCAGGCGCGCTCACGCGCAACACAGGCGCGCAACATCGTCAACGGGCTCGACGTCGAGACGCTCGCCGCCGCCGTCGCCCAGCGGCTCGCGACGTCGACTACCGGGGCGGTCGTCATCGACCCGGTCGTGCTCGCTGCCGCCATCACGGACGAGCTCGCCGAGAGGATCACCGCCGGCTCCGGTACCGGCAGCTAGGATCCGTGCGTGACCGACCAGGCGATGACACGTGAGCGCCTGGCGCGTATCGAGGCCGCGCTCGACGACATCCGTAGCGAGCTCATGGACGACCGGAGTCGACTGCGAACCGTCGAGCGCGGCATGTGGCTCCTCGCCGGCGGCCTGCTCGGTATGGGTGTCATCGACCCGCTCGGGCAGGCCATCGCGGGCGCCCTGTAATACCAGGTCAGAGCCATGTTTCGAAAATATGCATTCTCCTCACAGTCGCATTATCCAATTCTGCTTGACATGAATGAAATGTCGTGCATAATTGTGCAATTGTGAAAGGAGATGTTATGGAACAGCTCGCCATGGATATACCGGTCCAGGCTGGCAGGATGAATGTCGTCAGCGCGGCGACCAGAACACAGCTTGTCAAGAATGCCATCTGCGAGTTGGCGGAAACGGGAAAAAAATTTACCGCCGACGACATTCATGTTCCATGGCGTAGCTTCTATGGAGCCGCTTTCCGCGAGTGCGCGCGGGCAGGGAAAATCGTCCCGGTCGATACTGAACGACTCGGCGGCGGGAATCTTGCGTTCGTGTGGTGCGGTCGGGGAGCTGTATGATGCTGGTCAGCAAGAGTGTTCCCCGCGCCTGCGGGGATAGCCCCAGCTTCGGGCCGAGATCTGATATGACCTCTATGTGTTCCCCGCGCCTGCGGGGATAGCCCCGCTGAACGTGGCATGGGCAACTCGTCCCCGCCCACGCGGGGATAGTCCGGCGAGGATCTCCCACCATGCGACCCCTTCGAAGTCGTCCCCGCCCACGCGGGGATAGTCCCGTCGACGCGCCAGCATCGCCCATGAGCTCGTAGTCGTCCCCGCCCACGCGGGGAAGCCCCATCTGCAACATGTTCCCCGCGCCTGCGGGGATAGCCCGGAACGATGACGCAAATTGAACCCGGCCCCACGTCGTCCCCGCCCACGCGGGGATAGCATGGTCACGTGGCGCGAACACGTCACGACCGAGAGGTCGTCCCCGCCCACGCGGGGATAGCATCATCTGCGTTCTGTATCAACACGGAAGGCCCCACCAGTGACCTGGTGGGGCCTTGCGTGTATATGTCCTAGATGCGCGCGACAGGATGCGTCGCTTCCCAGTGGTCTCTCATCTCGATGAGGGCGTACACCCTCGCACCGTGGCGGTATCCACGCACTCGGGGCGCTCCAGGCTTCGCGAGCGACCTGCGCACTGTCGACGCGGTCACGCCGAATATTTCCGCGGCCTGCGCGGCATTGATCTCTTCCTCCGGCTTCTCCGGCTCGGCCGCTGCCTGGACCTGGGTGGCCGCCTGGGCGCGCTCCTGTGCGAGTTCGCCCTCGAGCGTGGCGATGCGTTCCTGCTGCGCACCGACGGCTGCTTCGAGCGTGGCGATGCGTTCCTGCTGCGCACCGAGCGCCTGCTCGACTCTGGCCAGGCGTGCGAGCAGTTCCTCCGCCGGTGCGGGCGTGGCCGCTGTCGTGTCGTCCGCCTCGGTGACGATCACGATCGGCGCGATGTGCTCATCGACATCGAGCTCGGGCTCGGGCTCGGGTGTAATGTCCTGGATCGCGTCGCCATAGCGCTCCAGCGCCATGGCGAGTGCCCCCGCCGGCATCTCCATGTGCACCACGCACGTGCTTTTCGGCGAGAGCTCGGGGTACTTCATCGATCCGCCGCATCCGGCGAATCCGCCCTCGGCGAGGATGACGCCCTCGCCGAGGGTTGCGCCCATGTCGCGGCCGCGGCGTTTCGCGACCGTGCGGCCGGCGATGACGCACTCCGCCTGCCGATAGTTGCTGCGAACGGCCATGATCATGGCGACGTCGATGCGCGCCAGGCGCGGCTCGGCGCTGGGGCCGGTGCCGTCGGTGCCGAAAATGTTCACGAGGGCCTGGCGGATCAGGGCCTCGTGGACGCAGCTGAAGATCCGCGCGCCGCGTTCGCGGCTCCACTCTCCCTTGAGCTCGTTGGCGCGGGTGTTCCAGGTTCCGCTATACGGCGTGGTGACGACGAGGAGCTGTCCCTCGTGGGTGACGGTGATATCCATGTCTGCTCTGCCTCCTGCTGTGTCGTGGTGATGACACCATCATACGCGCGCCGTGCGCATCATGCAAGCCGAGGGCAGTGATACGATGTATCCATGACCAGTTTGAGTATCCCCAGAGAAGCGGCCCTGCGCATGGCACAGGGCGTGCGCGCAGAGGTCCGCATCTACCTGGCCCTGGCGGCAGCCTGTAGGCACACGGACGCCCTCGGGCGCCCCATCACCGACGTATCCATCACCGACCTGGGTGAGGCAACAGGAATGTCCCCCAGAGCGGTAGCGATGCACATCCGCCGCCTCATCGAGGACGGCTACATCACCCGCACTCCCGGGTGGATCGAGGCCCCCGACCACCCTCGGCCGCCGGCACCCAGCCGCGCGAACCGAAAAATCACGACCATCATCGACCCTGCCGGCGCGGACAGCCCCTGACACGTGACTGGGGGGGCGCCATATCGCCACGACCGGCGCCCCCCCACAGGAGACAGCCCGACACGCATCGGGCGACCCGCCGAGACGGGCCCAGCGGCACCCTCACGGGTGCGACATCACCACCAGGGAGGATACCCCCATGACAGTGCGTCGAGCAGCATGCCGGGGCGACGCCGTCGCCACCATCCTGAGAGCAGCCCTCCAGGATGTGCGCTTGTCCTACCGGGCCACCGGCGTCCTCGCCGCCGTCCTGTCACGCCCCCTCGACTGGCGCACCAGCGCGGCCCAGCTCGCACGCGAGCGCCCCACCGGTGAGGGCCGTGACGCTGTCCTGTCGGCCCTGCGCGAGCTGGAGACGTGCGGGTACCTGACGCGCCACGTCGAACGCGACCAGGCCGGCCGGCTCACCACCACGTGGGACATCACCGACGCCCCAGGCACCGACAGCCCGGATGAGCGCCCGACGCAGGTCACGGGCATCACCGCAGGTCAGACCGGCGCCTGGAAAACCGGATCCGGCCAGCCCGGATCCGGCCCGCCAGGCGTCCTACATATAGAGAGACAGCCTCTAGAGACACCTCCCCCTACCCCCCAGCCCACCATCCCGGCCGCCGGCGCCCACCGGGCGGCCGCCGCCGAGACCACCACCCAGGCGATGGAGGTGGTGGATGAGAACTCCGGCCAGGACGATGACGCGCTCGCGGCGGCCGCGGCCGCGGTCGCCGCGCTCCTGGGCGCCCTGACGGTTTCGCTCCCGCCCGCGCTGGCGGCAGCGGTCCGCGCTGCACGTCGAGGACCCGTCACGCGGGCCCTGGAGGCCATGGCTGGTGACGGCTGGACATCGGAGCAGGTCGCCCACCTCGCGGCCGCCAGGAGCTGGCAGGGAGCCCACACGGGGGCGGTCGTCGTGTGGCTGCGGGGCCTGACGGTTCTGGATCAGCCTGGGGCTGCCGCCCTGCGTGGCCCGGCACGGCAGTGCTGCCCGGAGCATCCTGGCGTGCAGCTGCGTGCCGGCTGCTGCGACGTGTGCCTACGGCAGGCGGCTACCGCACAGCCGCCCACGGAGATCCTCGACGTGCTGGCGCGACGGCGCGGCCGGCGAGCACGCCAGACGGCCGGTGACCGTATATGATCAGTGGCATGTACAGGAGCCTGCCAGCGGTCATCATCGACACCGAGACCACCGGTGTCGACACCGAAACAGATCGGATCGTCCAGCTCGGGGTCGTCACCTACGAGCCCGATATGGGGTCCGTCTACCGGGATAGCATCCTGGTGAACCCCGGGGTGCCCATCCCTCCTGGGGCGACCGATGTCCACCACATCACCGACGAGATGGTCGCGGGCGGCGGCGTGGAGCCGCATGTCGCCCTGGAAGCGATCGCGACCGCTCTGGAGGATGTCGCGCGGTCGCCCAGCTACATCGTGGGTGTCTACAACGCGCCCTACGATCTGTCCCTGATCAGGGCCGAGTGCCGCCGACACGAGCTGGACGACGTGTGGGGGAGGATCTCGCACGCCGCCAGGGGCCGCCTGGTCGACCCGCTCGTGATCGACAAGGCGATCGACCGCTACCGGCGCGGTAGCCGCCGGCTCATGGACACGTGCGCGCACTACGGGATCGAGACGGCCGACCTGGACGCGCATGACGCGTGTGGGGACGCGGTGGCGACCCTGCGTCTCATCCATGCCCTGCCGGCGGACCGGGTGGCCGCCATGGTGCGCGTCGCCTCCCAGGGCACGACAGGGTCGGGGGAGAGCGTGGAGGGGCTCTGCCAGGCGCAGAGGATCTGGGCGCGGGAGCAGCAGGAGTCCCTGCGCGCGTACTTCTCAAGGACGTCCCCGGAGCGGGCTGACTCGATGCGCATGGGATGGCCGGTCTACGGATGACGGGGGCGGGCGCCCCAGACACATAGTGCGCTAGGTGTGCATGATGTATAGTGGAATCACTGCCGGAGAATGGCTGCTCCGGCGTGGCACTACACCAGGAGACACAGTGACTGACACCATCTACGTCGTCGACGACGACCAGGACATGACCGTTCCCGGGCCGTGGCGGCGCTATCGCGCCGCCATGCAGTCCGCCCTCGCCTGCTCCCCCGAGATCTGGGACCGCGTGACCTCCCTGGAGGGGGCCGTCATCTGGATGCACGGGGACGGGCACTGGACGCACCGCCACGTCTCCATCGTGATCCCCACGGATGGGGACGCGACCATCACGACCACCGACGCGCAGGGACAGCCCTGCGCGCCGTCGACGTTCGCGGTCCGCGAGCGCGACCTCGGGTCCCTCCAGGAGCGACTGGCCGACGTCGCCGACGTGCAGGCCGGCCTCGACGACGGCACCACTACCGAGGTGTACCGGAGCGGCGTACCGATCCCCGAGGAGCTCTGCGGTAGCCAGATCGCCGACTACCTGCTCGCCGACGGGCGGACCGTCCGCGGGCAGGGCTGGGTGCCCGACCACCTGCACGACGTCTCCTGGGACCGTGACGCGAAGGTGCTCGGTGAGCACCTAGGCGACATCAAGGAGATCGCCCGGCAGCTGCCGACCCTGTGCTCGGTCGCGCGCCGAGCAGCGCTCTGGGCGCGATGCGTCGTCGTGCAGACAGTCGAAGAAACACATATGGCGTGCTTGAAGGGGGGGCGAGTTCCCCTGATTCAGGGGGAGGTGGGATGTAGCAATATTCCCGGGATCCTGGAGGGGACGCTGCCGATCGGCAGCGCGACAGAGCTCGCAGACGTCATGACCAAGGTCATTGCCTCATGGTCCCCTACGTGGACGGGTGAGAACAGCCTGGCCGCCATCTGGGGCACGGAAAATCTGAAGCATGGCCTGAACGGCGGCCCCATCCAGTACCCGTGTGAGGACGGATGGGAGTCCCGGTGGGCCCCTGACACCATGATCGGTGTCACTCAGGGGGCCATCGACGCCGGCCCCACGATGATCGCCATGCCGGGACGGAGCCGGATGGAAGCCTGGTGCACGGCCAGGGTGGTGAGGATCCCCACGCCGACGGCCGGCCCGGAGGGGCGCCTGGTTGATCTGCTGACGCAATGGCAGATCCCCGGGTACATCTACCAAAACGCGAAAAACATCATCAACCGCGCCATCGAGCTGAAAATCGTCACCGTCGCCGGCCTCGCGGCCGGGTTCGCGCAGGCAAGATTCGGCCTCGACGGTGGCGTGGACACGATCCACGCCAACGTGTGGGAAACCCGGATCGCCGCCGCGCTCGCCGCCGACCCCGAGACAGAGGTCCCCAATGATGGGATCGCACTCGCGTGCGATGTCATCGAGCTCGCGGGGGACGTGATCCCGTGGATCGCGTGGGATAGCGCCTGGGAAAGACGCCGTGGAGAAATGGACCAGTGGAGGTGCAAGATCGCTGGCCGCGTGGCCAAGCGCCTCATGAAGCCCATCTCGGACTCGGACGACAGGTGTGTCCTGTACCGGCTCGTGGCGCGCTCGCGCGAGCTCCAGGTGGGCATGATGCTCAACGGAACCGAGGACGACGCCGTGACCAGCGAGCTCGTCGAGCTCAGTAGGTGCCTGGTGGCGGTCATGGCGACCGCCGACGACCCGGAATGGATGGGGGAAGCAGAGGGACGAAGGTCCCACATCAAGAGGTACCTGAAGGTCCACGGGATGCCGGCGATCTGCGCACGCATGGTGGAGAACCCGGCCGTAGAGGAGGAGCTCACCAGCATCCTCACCAAATGGTGAAAATGGCGCTGCCCCGGCGGGAGCTATCCGCCGGGGCAGCGCCATGCACAACGCACATCGAGAAAGGACAACTAAGTAATGGAAATTAGCACATACAAGGTCGGCTTTGTTCGTGGCATGGCCCGCGAGATCGCGAGAGCCCACACGTGGGCTGCGTCGGTCGCAGAGATCACCACGATCCTGTGCGACGAGCAGCACGGGAGGCCCGTGGTCGAGATCATGGCCGCCTACGTGGCCGATCCGAACCAGTCAGCCATCACGCGCGATGCCGTGGCAGCAACGATCGAGGACGCCTACCACGTCCTCGACATGGGGTGCACGTACGCGCGGTGGACCGACAACCACACGCACGTCCTGCGCGAGTGGGCGCGCGTGACATGTGAATGGTTCGACGCGACAGCCGCGAGATGAGCCGGCGCACGGCCGCTGCCATCGTGGCGATCCCGGCCGTCGCCCTGGCCGTCCTGCTCATCGCCATCCCCGGCATCAGCTCGATGATGATGCAGGAGACGACGGTGACCTCCACGGTGACGGTGACAGCGACCCCGACGGTGACGGTGACCAGGCTCGCGCTCGCCGGCGGCCTGGCCACCGTCGAGGGGGATGGCCTGTACGAGGTGTCGACACGGGCCGGGCAGGAGGCGACGGTCCGTCCTGGCGTCTACGTGATCGCAGGCCCGGCCGATGCCGTGTCGCCGTGTCAGGTGATCATCCGGTCGGATGAGGCGACGATCCGCAGGCAGGTCGACACCTACGGGCCGGTGAGGATCCGTGTCCGGGAGGGGGACGCGGAGCTGGAGATGCACGGGTGCCAGGACGCGAGACGCGTGCGCTAGGCACGCATCATGAAGCGTGCTATCATGGTGAAGCCACGATCACCCAGGAGGAGACCATGACCGACACGACCACGCCCACCGTCCCGGCCCGCACCATCACCAGGGCAATCCACGACGTCATGCTGCGCGTGGGGCATGTGGGCAAGGAAGGCCGGAATATCCATTTCGGCTACAACTTTCGTGGAATCGACGGCGTCCTGAACGCCGTCGGCCCCGCACTGCGTGAGTGTGGCGTCATCATCACGCCGGAAGTTCTCGACGTGACCACGAAGCTCCTGGAGGGACGCTCCAGGAGCGGCGATGCCGTCACTACCGCGCACACCACTGTGCGCGTCGCCTACACGTGGAGGCACGTCGACGGGGACGACACCATCACCGTCACCGTCACCGGCGAATCCATGGACACCGGGGACAAGAGCGTCCCCAAGGCCATGTCGGTGGCGGCCCGCATCATGCTCATCCAGACCCTCATGATCCCCACCGACGACCCGGACCCCGATACGGAGTCCCCGCAGATCCCCGTCCGCGAGCGCCAGCAGTGCCAGGGAGCCGGGCGCACGCCCCCGCCTGCCCAGGCCAAGCCGGCCATCCGCCGACCTGTGCCTCGCCGGGTCACGGAGGACGTCATCAAACTCGTCATGGAGACGACCTCCATGGCGGCGCTCCGCCAGATCTGGCGGGACCATGACGTCACGACATCCATCGAGGAGCTCCGCCCCATCCACGTCCCCACCGTCGGGAACGGGACGCTAGGGGACCTGCTCTCCGCCGCATCCGAGGCGATCAAGCAGGGGGCATCGCTCGCCACCACGCTGGAGGCCGACCCCTGGGAGACGTCAGACCTCCCGGAGGAGGACGACCCTCCGAGCGAGTGATCGCATATGATTAGTAGGCGGTGATGGCGCCCACGCCATCACCGCCTACTTGCGCGCCAGGAGACCCCATGCCCACGGACCACCTCGACGACGACCAGGCCGCGCCATGACCCGCCGCATAGCGGACATCGCCGCGCTCGCCACCGTCGGACCCGCCGCCGCCACCGCCACCTGGGGAGGATGGGTCGACCTCGGCCACATGGCCGGCTGGGGACCCATCCAGCCACTACCCGGCACCCCATGGGCCGACATCACCATCGACGCCGCGATCACCCTGCCCCTGTGCGTCGAAGCGCTCGGCGTCTACGCGCTCGGCGCGCTCCTATCCGACCGGTCGCCCGACCGCGCCCGACGCCTCGCCCGACCAGTCACGATCGGCGCCCTCACGCTCGGAGCGCTCGGCCAGACCGCCTACCACCTGCTCCGGGCGACCGGTCACGACCGGGCGCCATGGCCGGTCGTGATCGCCATCTCGGTCATCCCGGTCCTGGCGCTCGCCGCGGTGACCGCTCTCGCGCACCTGCGGATATCGGTCGTGATCGGTCGCGACGGTGAGGAACAGGCGCTCGATGACGAGGGCCTGGACCAGGTTGCGGACACCACGCGACCGACGACCGATGATCATGAGGACGTCGATCGATCAGGACCGGGACGCGACCGGTCGGCGCCCGACTCGGCGCTGACCTGCACAGATGAGGAGATCGTACCCGCACTGGTCGCGACCGGTCGCGACCGGGCAGGTGACGATCCGGTCACCATCCGACCGGTCGTCGACCGGTCTACCGATCCGCGACCGGCCGCGACCGGTCGCGGCCGGGACTTCCAGACGCGGCGACCGGCCATGGCGCCCGGTCGCGACCGGTCGCGACCTGACATTGATGACGACGACCGGCCGGTCGCCCGGTCGCGACCGGTCACGCAGATCTCACGACCGACCAGGGAGCAGGCGCTCGACATCGCCCGCCGGCTCCTCTCCGAGCACGACCGGGGAGCGGACCTGACCGAGCGGCTCGCTGCCGCGACCGGTCGCGCGCCGACCACTGCACGGACGATCCTGCGCGAGGCGCAGGCCACGATGAGCGAGGAGAACGCAGCTGATGCGTGAGGGGACGACAGCTGAGGCCGCCCACGTGTGTGGAGTGTCGGTGCGGACGCTGCGCCGATATGAGCTCAGGGCCAGGAGCGCCACCCCGGGCCTCTCCAGGCACCTTCCGGTGCCCAGGCGTGTCCCTGACGTGGGGAGACGCGTCAGGCTCGTGTGGGACCTCGATGCTCTGGAGGAGTGGATGACGACGCGGAAATTCCGCGGAAAACACACGTAAGTCCTTACGGGAAATCGAGGTGCCATATACGATTAGTGCTGTAGGGCGATACGGCGTGACCGATCCGCCCGTATCGCCCTACAGCCATCCAATCCATCCCAATTGGAGCAATACGAATGTATCAGACCCATCCCACCCCGCGCGCGCAGGCATACTGCGCCCTCATCGAGGCCAACGCCTCCCGGATCGATCCCCTCGAAGGAGCGATCCGATGCTCCATCGCCGCCGGCGCCTACCTCGCCCCGGCCGGCCCCGGCGTCTACAGCCTCATCTCCAGGAGCGGCACACAGCTCGCCCTCCTGGACGAGGGCGAGATCCCGGAAGAGATCCTCGCATGACACATCTGCCGCGCCTGTTGCCGCCCCGTGTCGGGCGCTGCCGCGCCTGCGGAAGCGCGCTCACGGCCAGCATGATGGAGCTCTGGGCAGCTAGGAAGCGCCCCGAGCTCATCACCGCATGTACGCGGTGTGCAGGCCACGTGAGCGCACCGCTCCTGGGTATGCACATAGCCGAGGTGGTGCGGGAACAGGAAAGGGCACACCGCGCCATCATGGACGACATCTGGACGCCATGATCTGACAGAACGGAGACAGCAGGGCCGGCGCACAGTGCGCCGGCCCTGCGCCTGTTTGCGCACCGACAGATATCCTGGGCGAGAGCGGAGGTGGAGAATGTGAATGAAAACAAATCAGGTTCCGAGAAAAAAATTCGGGGCCGTGTTCTACTACATGTTCTTCGCGATATCGCGTCCGGGGAACTAACGCAGAGAGAAATAGCGGGAAAATACGGCGTGTCCCAGCCGTCAATACATCGCATATCTCAAACACATGCTGACGATATCCAGCGGATACGCGACTCCGAGATGGACGCGCTCGCCGGCCTGTGGATCGCGCGCCGCGAGGAACGCGTCGCCGAGATACAGCAGACCGTCGACGACATCGACCAGGCGCTCGCAGACATCCTCCCCGAGGACCGTGCCCCTCTGGTGCGCGTACGGCTCGCAGCGCTGCGTCAGGCTGCCGAGGATCTCGGTCAGCTGCGCGACGCGACGCCCGGTACGCGCGTCGAGGTGCGTATCGTCGGTGCGGAGACGGACAGCCTGACCTGATGGTCTCGGTGGCCAGACACACGTACGAGCCACGCGGTATGGCGCGCGAGGTGTACCTGTCACGCGACCCCGAGATACTGCTGTCCGGGCCGGCCGGCACCGGGAAATCACGTGCGATCCTGGAAAAACTCCTGATCATCGGACTCCAGAGCCCACGGGTGCGGATGCTGGCCGTACGCCAGACCGAACGGTCCCTCGTGTCGACCGGCATGGTCACGTGGCGCGAACACGTCGCGGCCGAGTGTCTCGCGCTCGGCGCGATCACCTACTACGGCGGGTCATCCAGGGAACCGGCGGCATACATTTTCCAGAATGGGTCGCGCTTGTGCGTCGGCGGAATGGATAAACCCGGAAAAGTGATGTCGTCAGAATACGACATCATTTACGTGCAGGAAGCCACCGACATTTCTCTCACCGCGTGGGAATCACTCACCACGCGCCTGAGAAATGGCAGAATATCATTCCAGCAAATGATAGCGGACTGTAATCCGGGGCCTCCCACGCATTGGTTGAAAAGGCGGTGCGACGCCGGTGCGACGCGAATTGTTTACGCGCGTCATTCCGATAATCCTGTCCTCATAAATCCGAGAACAGGGAAAGCGACCGAGCGTGGAAAAAAATATCTCGCGTCCCTCGACAGGCTCACCGGCGTGCGCAGACAGCGTCTACGCGACGGTATTTGGGCGGCCGCCGAAGGGCTCGTCTACGACACGTGGGATCCCACCATCCACTTGATCAACCAGCGCACTATTCCAGTCGACTGGGATCGCGTGTGGGGCATCGACTTCGGGTACACGAACCCCTTCGTTCTCCAGTGCTGGGCGATCAGCCCGGACGGGTGGAGCGTCCTGTACCGGGAGATCTACCGGACCCGCCGCACCGTCGCCGAACACGCGGCGCACATCCTGCGCATCGTGCGCTCGCCGTCGGGGGAGTGGTTGGAGCCGCGCCCGGTCGCCATCGTCTGTGACCACGACGCCGAGGACCGGGAAACGCTACGTAAGGAACTCGGCATTAAAACCGTGGCGGCCGACAAGCGCGTATCGGCAGGCATCGGCGTCGTGAAAGACCGCCTGACCAGTCAGTACGGGCGCGTTCCGCGCATCCGCGTCATGCGCGACGCGCTCGTCGAGCGTGACCCGGAGCTCGCCGACGCCGGCCTGCCCACCTGCACGCAGGAGGAGGTCCTGTCCTACGTGTGGCCGGAGACGACCGGCGAGAAAGAACGCCCGGTGAAAGAAGACGATCATGGGATGGACACCATGCGCTACGTGCAGATGTACCTGCACGACCGTCGACGCCGACCCGGACACCCGGCGCCACTACCTCGCTCACTGTGAACCAGTCGCGCACCGCGTAGTCTGCACCTCATGGGCGGGAGAGGATGGCGCGCGAGGCTGCGCGACCTCATGCCCGGACGCGCATCCTCGACCAGGAGCGGCCCGCGCGCATCATCCCCCGTACCACAGACCATCTCCGGGACATCGTGGCTGACCAGCGGCCCATGGGCCGGGACGCCCGATGCGTGCCTGGATGCCGATGAGCACATCGGTGTCCTCTACCAGATCGTGTCCAGGCTCGCGACGCGCGTCTCGCTCACGCCCTGGTCGGTGTATGCGCGCGCGGTCGGCGCACCGCCCGAGGAGCGCGAGCTCATCGCCGACCATCCGCTCGCCCAGCTCATGGCGACACCGAACCGGGCCATGAGCTGGGGAGACATGATCGCCTGGTCGCAGACACACCTGGAACTACTAGGTGAGGGCGCCCTCGGCATCACCAAGGTCGAGATCGGCCGTGTGCGTGTCGCGCGCGAGATCTGGCCGATCCGCCCGGACACGCTCGCTCCCGACCGGGACCCCTACGAGCTCATGACCGGCTGGACGCAGGCCGGCCCGCAGGGGCAGCGGACCAGGCTGGATGTCGACCAGGTCGCGTGGTGTCGGTACCCGCACCCCAGGGATCCGATCCGCGGACTCGGACCCGTCCAGGCAGCCATGGACGACGTGTCAGCGGCGCGCCTCACATCGGAATTCATTAATTCTTTCCTCTCCGAGGGGAATTTCTTCGGGCTCATCTACAATGCGCGCGAGGAAAGAAACGAAGAAGAATTCAATAGATTGCGTAGGCGCATTCACCAGATGCGCGGCGCGCGCAATGCCGGGAAAGCATTCTATGTCGAAGGAGAGGATGAGGCCAAGCCGATATCCTATTCCCTCAAGGATTTGGCTTTTCCTGAGATAAAACAATTGACGATCGACGCGATCATTGCGGCTTTCGGATTCCCCAGGGCGCTCCTGGGGGTCACCGACGGTGTCCCGCGCGATGTCGCGCGCGTCCAGATGGACATGCTGGACTCCGAGCTCGTGCATCCGCGCCTCGTCCTATGGCGCTCCACGTTGAACAGGACGCTGGTCCCGTATTTCACGCCGCTGCTCGGCCGCGCCCGCCAGATCATCGAGCTCGACTTCGCCGATCCGCGGAAGAAAGACGCGAAAGAGGAAGCGGAAACCACCAAGACCAAGGTGGAAGCGGCTTCTATCCTCATCGCCGCCGGAGTCGAACCGGCCGCGGCTTTCCGCGCCGTCGGCCTCCCAGACATGCCCATCCGCCCGGCCGTCACCGTCACGACACCCCCCACAGCGGCACTACCGCGCACGGCGGCCACGCGCGTACCATCAGAGCCGACGAGTCCCGCGACTACTCCCGAGGTCGCAGCGGCAGTGTCTCCTGAGTGGCATCCGGCCGCCCGCTACCCCGAGGACGGCCGGATGCTCCGCCCAGACTGTGAGGCGCAGATACCGGATAATCCGGACTATCCGCCCCTGGACGACGCCGACCTGCCAGACCTCACCCCCATCCAGGACGCCTACCTCCAGGCCCTCGCCGCCCTCCTCGCCACCTGGACGGACAGCATCCTGCCCAGCCAGTACGCCGCCCTCCTCGAACAGATCCGCACCATCGTCGACGAGGAGCGCTGGGGCGACCTCGCCGGCCTGTCCACGCCCACCATGGATGCCGCCACCGAGCTCGCCGCCGCCATGACCTCCCTCGCCCAGGACACGGCCGGTACTACCGCCGACATGGTCGCCGACGCCGGCGGCCCTACCGTCGAGGATCCCGCCGAGCTCGTCGACACCGACGCCATGACCTCCCAGGCCGCGACGGTCACCGCCCTCCTCGGGGTAGGGCTCGCACTCACCGCCGGATGGGCAGCGCTACGCCACCGAGACAGCGGCGAACAGACCGCCGACATCGTCCAGGCCGTCTCCGAGCACCTCGACCAGCTCACCATCGCGCAGCCACAGCTCACGCTCGGCGGCGCGCTCGGCACCGCCCAGGCCACCGCCCAGACCGCCGTCTACACCCAGGCCGAGACACTGCCTGGCCCGACGCCCGCCTACTACGCGGACGAGACACTCGACACGAACACGTGCACGCGCTGCGCGCGCGTGCACAAGAAGTGGCTCGGGAACACCATCGCGGACGCCCGGGTCCTGTACCCGGGCGGGCACTACGTCGACTGCGAGGGCGGCGTGCGATGCCGCGGGCAGGTCGTCGTCGTCTACCGTCCAGGCAGCGACGAGAGCAAATGGGTCGAGAAGCAGCCAGTCAAGGAGGAGGGGACATGATGGCACGAATGGCCAGGATCGATGCGCTCGCAGGCGAACAGTGGATGCGCCCAGGCGCGCGCCTCGGCCGTCCGGCTGCTGCCACCGGTGGATCCGACACGACGGAGCTCCTCATCTACGGGCCCATCGGCGGATGGTGGGGGGACGAGACGGAGGCCCTGGTCCGCCAGATCTCCTCGATCTCCACGCCGCGCATCCGCGTGCGCATCCACTCGGGTGGAGGGGACGCTTTCGACGGGATGGCGATCCGGTCCGCCCTCGTACAGCATCCGGCGGACGTCGAGGTGCACGTCGACGGGATCGCCGCGTCGGCAGCATCGATCATCGTGACCGCCGGAGACACGGTCGCCATGGCCCCAGGGGCCATGATCATGATCCACTGCTCGTCCTGCTACTGCTACGGATCCGCGCAGGACCACATGTCGGCAACAGCGCTCCTGTCGAAAGTCGACTTGTCGATGTCGCAGATCTACTCCGCGCGCGCGGGACGCGGCGCGCCGGCCGAGTGGCTGGCCGCGATGGAAGCGGAAACCTGGTACACGGCCGAGGAGGCCATCGCCGCTGGTCTGGCCGATGAGATCAGCGAGATGGACGACCCGAGCATTCCCCTGCCCGACCCGTACGAGCCGCCACCGCCACCCGTGGAGGAAGATCCCGACGACGGGTGCGGGAAAAAACCGAAACCCGACATGCGCCTGGCACCGCCCCTGCCGCGCTCCAGGTACTCCTCGCGTAGCGAGGCGCCAGCCCCGTGGATCCCCGACCCTCCGGGCCGGCCCGAACTATCAGTTGCTCTGCCGATTTCCGCCACCGACATTGCCGCGCTCATCCGGGACGCGGCAGCTCCCCGCACGAGGAGGTAGACATGCCACGCACCACCCCGGTACCCACCAGCGCGGACGAGCTGCTCGCCGCCCTGGAGGACCCGAACAGCGAGGTCCTGCGCGACCCCGTTGAGTTCTCCCAGTGGGTCAGTAACTATGCGCGCGCCACCGTCAAGAAAGACGCCGATCTGACCGATCAGGTACGTGAGGCTGTCGAGGCCAGCATGCGAGAGCTCCTCGCCGGCGGGGACGACGACGTCGCAGCCCGACGCCTCACCTCGACGGTGTCGAAGGTCGTCTCCACTCCCGGCGCAACCCTGTCGGCCCTCAAAGCCGCCGGGTACTGCCAGGAAGCGCCCGGCGCACACCTCGACAGGGACGGGAAACCCTGGACGCTGGCGGAGTTTGCCCACGCCGCCTACCACCGGCCGACCCGTCACGGCATCGAGACGCGCGAGCGGTACACGCGCGCCATGGCCGACTACTCGGGCACCATCCCTTCCAGTGGCGCCCTGCTCATCCCCGAGACCCTGCGCACCGACATCATGATGGGCACCCTGGAACAGGCGCGCGTCCGGCCGCGCGCCACAGTCGTCCCGATGCCCACCCCGCGCCTGACCTACCCGGCCGTGGACGACGCATCCCACGCCGGCGGGACCGTGTACGGCGGCATCGACGTGCAATGGGTCGCGGAAGGGGAAACCCCCTCCGCTTCACAGGGCACTTTCGGTGCGGTCGTCCTGGACGCGCGCAAATTGATGGCGCGCGCCGCCGTCCCGAACGAACTGATCGCTGACGCGCTCCCGGCGTTCCAGACATTCCTGGAGACCGCCTACCCCGCCGCCATGGCGTGGGGCGAGGACTCGGCGTTCATTACCGGGTCCGGTACCGGGCGCCCCCTCGGCGCGATCGCCCCACACCCGGCGCGCATCGTCGTGCCGAAGCGCGCCACTCAGGCGGCCGACACGATCGTCTGGGAAAACATCATCGACATGTACTCCCGGATGCTGCCGTCCGGGCTGTCGCGCGCCGTGTGGCTGTACAGCCCCGACGTGTTCCCCGAGCTGGCCACGATGGCCCTGTCGGTCGGCACCGGCGGGTCCGCCGTGTGGCTCGGATCCGGTGTCGGGACGCCCCCCGTCACGATCCTCGGGCTGCCCGCATACCCGAGCGAGCACATGGCGAAGTTGGGCGACCAGGGCGATATCGCCCTGGTCGACTTCTCGTCCTACGCCATCGGGGACCGACAGGCCATGACCATGGACTCCTCCCCGCACGAGGAGTTCTCCTCGGACCGGACCGTGTACCGGGTCATCGTCCGGGAGGATGGCCGACCCCTACTTCTGTCGCCACTCACGCCCGCCAACAGCGGGTCAACTCTGTCGGCGTTCGTGACGCTCGCCGAGCGCGCCTGAAAGGAAAAGGCCCATGGGACTTTCTGTTGAGCTCGGGCGAGGATTTGACCTGAGTCTGGGCATCGCCCCCCTCGATCTCCAGACCGCCCGCACCGGGCTGCGCATGTACATGCGCGACGCGGACGCGGCGACCATCCTGCTCATCAAGGGCGCCGGGACCGCCGGCGACGACCCGACCCTCACCCTCCAGCAGCACACCGCCTACACCAGCGGGACGTCCGCGAACCTCTCCACGATCGACACGTACTGGATCAAACGCAAGTCGGCGGCTCTGACCGGTGCCGAAACCTGGGAGGAGATCACCCAAACCGCCTCCCACCAGATCGTCGACCCTGGTGGCGACACGACCTCCGCCGAGGAGGCCATGCTCGTCGCGATCCCCGTCAGCGCCCGCGATCTCACCAACGGGTACGAGTGGGTGTCCCTGAACGTCGGCGACACGGGCAGCAACGCCCAGCTCGGATGCGTCCTGTACATCCCGCACTCGCTGACCTACGTGCGCGAGCCGTCCGGCATGCCGGAGTGGCTCACCGGGACGGTGGCGTAACGATGAGCGTCCTGTACAGCGGTGACGACCTGCGCCGCGTCATCCTCGGCGAGGTCGTGTCGAAAGCCACCGGCACCCTCGCGAGCGCGACGAGCAGCCTGTTCACCGTCAGCGGACTGGTCGCCGTCACCAGTATTTTCGGGGATGTGACGACCGCGATCACCGTCGCGAATTCGTACAAACTCCAGGCAAACCCGACAACCGGGACGACATCCGACCTGGTCGCAGCCACCGACATCGGCACCACGGACACGCCGGCCGGGGACATCCTGTCCTTCACCGGCGTGAAAACCGATTCGATCGTGCACGGCCCCGGATCCGCCCCCACCCTTCAGCGGCCCATCATCATCGCCGCCGGAACCATCGAGCAGGTCAGCGCCGGCACCGATGGCGCCATCACCTGGTACCTGACCTACGTCCCCATCGCCTCGGGCGCGACCATCGTCGCCGCCTGACCAGACCCCGCCCGACCAGAACCACCCGCATCCCCCACCTGGTCGGGCAGGGCACACCGCCCGCCGCCGGCCGAGCCAGGACGTAGCACCCACACCGGGGATACCCTCCAGGCAGAGCCGGCGGCGGGCGGACAACGGAGGCAGCCATGAGCAGTGGAGCAGATAGCGACGCTCTCGACGTCCGCACCATCCGGCACGCCTCGCGCATCGCGCACGAGCCGGTCGACGGCGTCACGCCAGCCCCTGCCCTGACCATCTATCAGGGCTCCACCACTGGGGCCGCGCCCGGCACTCGCGTCGTCGTCGCCGACGGGACAGCGGCTGCCGTCGACATCCGGCACGTCGAATGCACGTGCTGCGCGCTCGCCGCCAGGTGCGGGACCGACCAGTATGACCGCCTGGCGGCCACCGTCGGTGGGCAGATCTCGTGGGGAAGCGGGGCGGCGGCCGCCGATGTGCAGATCGCGCGCTCCGGGATCTCGGCGCTCACGCTCACCGGATCCCTCACTGTCACCGGCGCCCTCGCCGCGGCCGGTGTCGGGGCCGTGACCTGCGCATACAAGACGGCCGACGAGACCGTCACGAACAGTGCGGCCCTCCAGGACGATGACGCGCTCGCGCTCGCGGTCGCCGCATCGAGCACGTATGTCCTGGATGGCCTGGTCATCTACTCGGCAGCCACGGCGGCCGACGCGCAGTTCGCCGTCACCGGCCCATCGGGCGCATCGTGCGCGTGGAGCGCGCACGGCCTGTCGTCGTCAGCAGCGTCCACGTCCGGGAGCATCCTCTCGGCGGCGTCCACCATCGGGGATGCGGGTGCGCTCACGGTCGGTGGCGTCGCCGCCGGGACGAAAGTGACCGCGCACGTGCGTGGTCTCGTGACCGTTGCGGCCACCGCGGGGACGCTCACGCTCCGGTGGGCGCAGGCGTCCGCCGACGCCTCTGACATCGTTGTCTACGCCGGGTCCTACCTGGTGCTGCGCAGGGTGGCGTGACATGACGTGGTGGATCATGGCCGCTGCCATCGTGGCGCTCCCTGCCGTGGACGCCTGGTGCAGGGAACTCGTCGAGCAGGAGGTCCGGGTCGCCATCGCGCCAGATGGCATCGACGACAGGATGGTGTGCGGATGGTGAGACTCTGGGTGTGCCTGTGCGGGACCACGTACGCGGGGTGCCTGACCACGTGCCCGCACTGTGGCGTACGGGCAGGGCGCGCCAGCATCGACGCGGTACCCATCCACCAGGCAGAAGAGCCCGACGCCAGCATCGAGGGCGACGCGGAGCAGGTCTCCGCCGTGCAGGTGCCGAGCCCACTGTCGATGACCATCGCCGAGGCCATCGGGTGGCTCGCCGACGATGGGCGCACCGACGGCGAGCGCGCGGAGTTCATCGACCTCGAATCGCGCGCGCGACGGCCGCGTACCACCATCACCACCTGGACACACACCCCGCCGGAGGCGACATGTCCCTGAGCATCTCCACCGTGGCGCGCACCGCCGCGTGCGCCGGGATCGTCGACCTCCTGGACGCCGGCGGGACCATCCAGGTCAGGACCGGGAGCAAGCCGGCCACGCCGGAGACGGCAGCCACAGGCACCCTCCTGTGCACATGCACGTGCAACGCGCCGGCTTTCGGGACGCCGTCCACGGGCGCGGCTTCCCTCATCACCAGCCCGGCCGTGAACGGCACGGCCGTCGCCGACGGTACCGCCGGCTACTTCCGGATCCTGGACTCCACCGGCACGGCCGTCGCCGACGGCACCATCACCGCGTCGGGTGGAGGTGGCGACATGATCGTCACATCCACCAGTGTCGTCACCGGCGGCACCCTCACCGTCACGTCACTGACAGTGACAGTACCGGTGTCGTGAGCGAGTCGCTGTTCACCACCCAGACGCCGGCCATCACCGACCAGACCGACGGCATCGGGTACGCGCTCGCCACGCGCATCCGGCCCACCGTAGCGGGGACCGTCACGCACGGCAGATGGTTTTTTCCCGCCACGAACCCTTCGTCGGCGCCCAAATTCGGGCTGTATCGCCGCACGTCAGACGCGTCTGGGGCTCTTCTCGGGTCGGCGACGTGGGTGTCGTGGACGCCGGGCGCGTGGGGCACGGTCGCGCTCGCATCCCCTGTGTCGGTGACCGCCGGGGACGACCTGTACGCGGTGATCTGGACGCCGGACAGGTACGTCGCGACCTCTGCATTTTTCGGTGCAGATGTCACTAACGGTAACTTGACGGGTCCGGCGAACAGCTCCACCGGACCTGCACGAAACGGGCGCTACTACTCGAACGCCACAGATCTCCAGTATCCGGTCGACGGTGGCGGGTCATGCTATTTCGCCGACCTCGTTTTCGAGCCGGCCACCACCGGGATCACCGCCACAGCCGCCCTCACCGCCCCGGCCGCCACAGCCACAGCCACAGCAGCACTACCCCAGGGCGTCCTGACAGCCGCCCTCACCGCGCCCCACGCAAGCGCCACCGCCACGCTCGCGAACTCCACCGGTGGAGCAATCTCCGCTATCGGCGTCATCGCCGCGCCTCGCGCAGGCGCCACCGGAGCCATCACCATCACCACCCCGGTCCCCGCCGCCGGAGGCTGGGCATCCCTCCAGGGCATCCTCGACACCAACCGACGGCAGGCAGGCGACTACGCCATGCGCGCACTCGTCGACTGCCCCCGCGACGGCACCCCCCTCGACCAGCACCCAGATATCAGCATCCTGCACTGCCCCCACTGCGGCGCCACCTGGCGCGGATAGGAACAGGCGATGCCCACCAGGCCCTGGTACGCCACCCGATCCATCGTCCAGGCATCCCCCGACCAGACCTGGTCCCAGCGCGACGCTGCACGCATCGACCGGGCCATCGCCGCCGCATCACGATCCGCCGAGATCACCTGCCGCATGCACTCCTGGTACCCGCGCACAGCCACCATCTACTACGACTGGCCCGACCCCGCCGTGCAGGCCGGCCCCGCCAGCACCCTGCACCTCGGACCCCACCACCTCTACGCAGCCACCAGCATCACCAGCGGTGGCGTCGCGCTCGACACCAGCGACTACACGCTCACCGGCGGACCCGACTCGCCCGAGCCCCCCTACTCGCGGATCGTCCTGACCGACACCGCGACCGTCACGTGGCAGCCCCACCCCACCACCGGCCCTACCTGCGCCATCGCCGTCACCGGCTCGTGGGGATGGCATGACTGGCACCCGGTAGCCCAGGTCGGTACCGGCGGCATCGACGACACCACCACCACCCTCGACATCGCGACCGTCATCGACCCCACCATGGTCGACGTCGGCGCACTCCTGGCCATCGATAGCGAGCGCCTGGCCGTCACCGGGGCCACCTCCACCCACCAGGCCACCACCCTCACGGCGCCCCTCACAGCGAGCGCGACATCCTCGACCCTGACCGTCGCGTCCACGACCGGCCTGACGCCGGGCCAGGTCATCACGGTCGGAGCCGAGCGCATGCTCGTCCGGGACGTCATGTCCACCGTCGCGATGGACGTGACGCGCGCCTACGCGGGGACAGCCCTGGCCGTCCACTCAGCGTCTGACCCTGTTCTCCTGCCGTGGACGCTGCGCGTGGAGCGCGCCGCGACCGGGTCGACCGCCGCCTCCCACGCCGAGGACGCCGTCGTGTACGCCTGGTATCCGCCCGAGGACCTCACCGCCTACACGGCCGCGGCCGCCATCGAGGACCTCGCCGGGATGAGTAGTGCCTACGCCCGGCCCGCATCCGGGGGATGGCAGGGTGGCGGCGAGGTCCGGGCGCCATCACCGACCGGCCCGGCCGTCCTCGCCGCGCGTCTACGCGCCCACTACAGGAGGAGCATCCAGTGACCACGAGGAACATCGCGTCGGTGGCACGGCAGGTCGCCGCCGCCGCGCTCGCCGCGGCCGTCGCCTACACGACGGGTGCCGGTGAGCTCACCGACCCGGGACGGTGGTGGAGGGGGGCGCTCGCGGCTGCCGCGGCCGCGGCCGTTCACGCCGTCGTCACCATCCTTGATCCTGGTGATGCCAGGATCGGTGTGGGGTCGTCGTGAACGGGGTCGACGCCCAGGGAGATGTCGAGGCCGCTGCCGTCCTCGCCGCCCTGGATGCGCGGATCGCGCGTGCTGCGCGTGCAGCGGCTGCCGCGGTCGCCGACCAGGCATCCGCTCACGTCCACACGCTCCTGGAGGAGCGGATCCGGCATCCCACCCCCTACTACTGGACGCAGATCACCCGCGCCTCCCAGGGGCCATGGGAGATTGTTCACGATCGTGGCGTCGCGTACGGGCCGTGGCTGGAGGACGGGACCGGGCGGGGGCGAACCCGGTTCCGCGGATACCACGCGTGGGCCGAGACGCGCGCCTGGGCCGACGGAGCGGCTGGGTACGCGATCGCGAGCGCCGAGGTAGCCGCCGACATACAGGGAGAGCTGTGACCGGGTACGGGCAGATCCTCCAGGGCCTCGCCGATCATGCCGCCAGTCTCGGCGTGTTCGACCAGGTCACCACGTACGAGCCGACCTCGGCGCCCCTGACTGCCGGGTCGGGTGGACTCGGGATCGCGTTCTACGCGACCGGCACGTGGCAGCTGACGGGCGGCCTGAACATCGACGGGATCGTGCGCATCACAGGCGCGCGCGTGTACCGGTCTGCTGTGGCGGCGGCCGGCGCGTCGTCGCAGCCCGCTGACGGGGTCATCTCCGACGCCATCGACGCCCTCTACGGGGCATACTGTGGCGATTTCACACTGGGCGGGCTGGTCACCAGCATCGACCTGCGCGGCATCCACGGCGTCCAGGCAGACACCACGTGGGGATGGGCGCTCCTGCCGGACGACACCACGTGGCGCACGGCCACGCTCACCCTCCCGGTCATCTGCGAGGATCTGTGGACGGAGGTGGCATGACATGACCAAAGCGAGCGGCCTGGGCGACAACCTCTACCTGGGCGGATACGACGTCTCAGGGGACACGCGCAGCCTGGACATCGACTCACAGGTCTCCCCGATCGACGTCACCGGCATCGACAAGAGCGCGCACGAGCGCGTCGGCGGCCAACGTGACGCCACCCTGAAGACCACCACCTACCTGAACCCCGCCGCCGGCCGAGCCCACGCCGTCTACTCGACCCTGCCCACCACCGACAGGATCGCCACCTACTGCCGCGGAACCACCCTCGGCAGTGCGGCACTGTGCATGCAGGCGCGACAGATCGGCTACGACCCGAAGCGCGGCGACGACGGGGCCATCCTCATCGACGTCGAGGTGCTCTCCGACGGGTACGCCTCCGAGTGGGGACGCCAGCTCACCGCAGGGCTGCGCGTCGACGCGGCCGCCACGAACGGGGCGAGCATCGACGACGGGGCCGCGACATCCTTCGGCGCGCAAGCGTACTTGCAGGTCACGGCGATCCCCACCGCGCCTACCGCCGTAAAAATCCAGCACTCGACCGACGATGCGACGTGGGTCGACCTGATCACGTTCACCCCCACAGTGATCGGGGCAACCAGGGCCGCCACCGCCACCGCCACCACCACCGTGAACCGCTACCTCCGCGCCATCACGACCGGCGCGAGCGTCGGCATCACGTTCAACGCGGTGATCTGCCGCAACGAGACCGCCACGACATTCTGACCGGGAGGCAGCGTGCGCCCCACCACCAGGCGAGCCCTACGGGCGTCGATCATCACCGGGCTCACCGCGCTCGCCACCGTGGTCATCCTCACTGGTGGGTCCGGCAGCACCAGCCGGACGCGCATGACGCGCGCGCAGTCGAGCAGCTACGCGTCCAGCCAGATGGTGTCCACCACGCCGAGCCCAGACGCCATGCTCACCTGGTGCGAGACCAGCTGGGACGACGAACTGCGACAGCAGCAGTCCGTGCGCGAGTTCGTCCACACGCACCAGGAACTCCTCGCCGGACGCATCCTCGACGAGGACGGTGTCGCCGACGCCATGAGCGCACTGTGCAGGTCGGCCGGACACGCGATCACCGGAGGCGCGTGATGCTCATCGACTCCTACCGGGCCACACGCGACATGCGCGACATGCGCGTCGCGTCGTGTGAGGAGGTCCACTGTCGGCACTGGGCGGCAGGATGGATCACCATCGTCGACCCCATGACGGAGCTCGGCAGCCGGCAGGCTCACTACGTCCGCGCCCACTCGGGCAGGATGTTCACCGAGCATCGGGCTCCGCTCGCCGAGCTGGTCGCCGCCGGTGTCGTCATCCCGGACAGCCTGTACGTGTCGAAATCCCCCACGCTGCTCGTGTTCGATTTCCCGCCTGGCCAGGAATGCTTCGAGGAGCATCGTGTTCCGCGACGGCCTCCGCTCTACCGGATCGTCTCGATGCGGGAATCCCAGTACGGGACGCGCCACATACTAGGCAGGCCGGACGTCGTTCACTCCACCGAGTGGATGGGGCGCCTCCAGGACAACCTGGGGCGCCTCCAGGACATCAGAGAGAAGGGATAAACCATGACGAAAAGTGTCGGACTTGGCATGACGATCAGCGTGGACACGTCCGCCGGCGTCGTGACCGACATCAGCAACGACGTCAAGAGCGTCGACTGGGAGACCCCGCGCGCTGACATCGACGTCACCGGCGTCGACAAGTCCGCGCACGAGAGGCTCCTCGGGCTCGCGGACATGACCGTCAAGCTCGAGGGCGAATTCAACTCGACCCTCTCCCACACGGTTTTCCGCACCGTCCCCTCGACGAGCGTCGCGCGCACCACCACCCTCGTGGTCGCCGGCCCTTCCACGCTCGCCGCCGAGCTCCTGTACACCACCTACTCCCTGAAACGGGACGACAAGGGCGAGCTGGCCTGGTCGAGCGAGGGATCCCTCGCCGACGGCACCGTCCCCACCTGGAGCTGACATGGGATTCACCGTTGGGGACGCCACCCTGGAGCTCGCCTGGCCCGACGGGCACCGCCTGGCCGGCCTGGAGGTCTCGATGCGCGAGATCTCCCTGGTGCAGCTGCTCGACATCAGCCAACAGCAGGACGACACCGTGCCGACGCCATCCATCATCGTCGACCACCTGACCACATACATGATCGGGTGGAACGTCGATGATGTCCCGCTCACGCGTGAGGGAATCGAGAGCCTCCCAGCGAGCATGGGGATGGAGATCTACCGCGCGTGGACCGACGCGATCAGCGGGGGGATGGAAGTCCCCGCTGATTTAAAAGAGAAATCGATTCCTGGAGAAATGGTTTTACCGATGAGCCCCCCGCTCACCGGAACGCTATCGTAATCCTGAATATTTGCGACCGGTTCCATTGTCTACCGTCGGCTCTGGAAAAAGAATCACCGGCGCTATTCAGGCTACTGGCCATAGAGGAATATGGCGGGACCAGAGAGGAGAGTGACGCATGAAACCAATCCGTATCGTCGTCACCTCCGAAACCACTGGAGAGGGGGTGAAAAAGGCCAAGAAAGAAGTCTCCGGGCTCGGAGAAGAAACCAAGAAATCATCTAGTAAATCGGTATCTGCATGGAAAAAGCTAGACGCAGGGACAGATTCACTCGGCAAGAAAATGAAGTCCCTGACATCCAATGTCGGGCGCGCGTCCGGGATCCTCGCCGCATTCTCTGCCAGTAGCGGGCTGGCAGCCACCGGAGTCATAGCCGCGACAGCCGCATCAGCGGCGATGCCCGGCGCCCTGGCGGCAGGCGCGGCAGCCATGGGAACCTACCGGCTCGGCATGACCGGAATATCTGACGCGATGGCGCTCGTCGGCGAGGATTCCAAAAAATTCAACGAGGGAATCAAGGAACTCGCCCCATCCGCGCAGGCGACACTCGTGCAGATCCGGTCGATGAAGGACGAATTCCAATCCCTCAGGAATAGCGTCCAACAGAAACTTTTCCAGGGCATGGACGCGGAGATGAAAAACCTTTCCCCTCTCATGTCCTCCGTGCGTGCACCCATGCAGGCGGTAGCGTCATCGCTGAATGGCGTCGCGAAAAGTTTCCTGCACACCGCGACATCCGCGTCGAATATCCGCGCGATCCGCACCATCATCGACAATGCTGCGGTCGGCGTCAAGAATTTCGCACAAGGAATACCATCCATCACGGATGGGATAATCAAACTCGCCGCGACGTCGAGCGGATTCTTTCCGCGCCTCGGAAAATGGATCGGATCGGCCGTAGGATATCTCGGCGATCTCATGCAGAAAGCATCCGAGGGCGACCGGCTGAAATCGATATGGACGCTCGCCGGGAATGCGATGCGCGGCATGTGGGAAAATATGCAGCCGGCCGTCAAGGGAATTCAAGATGTTGTGTCGGCCGCCGGCGGGCTCGGCCCGGCGTTCCAGGCGAGCATCACTGGCGGTGGCGGGATGTTCGCCGGATCCATGCAGGCCATAGGGGATATCCTCACGACGCTCGCCTCGATCATCTCCGGCCTGGCACCAGCCATCAACGCCATCGCGCCGACTCTCGCCGCGCTCGGCCCTACCATCGGATACATATCCGTGATGACGAAAGCGTGGAGTCTGGCGCAGAGCGCGCTGAATGTCGTCCTGGTAGCGAATCCAATCGGCCTGATCGTCCTCGCGATAGCTGGACTCGGCGCCGCCCTGGTCGTCGCCTACAATAAATCGCAGACTTTCCGCACAATTGTCGACGGGGCTTTCCATGCCGTGGCGGCGGCGGCTTCCTATGCCTATAATTTCATCAAGGATAATTGGAAACTTCTTCTTCTGGCTCTGACCGGCCCTATCGGAGTAGCGGCAATTGTCGTCATAAAGAATTTCGATAAGATTAAAGGCGCCGCCAGTGCAGTAGTTAATTTCGTGAAATCGCATTGGAAAAGCATCCTGGGTATCATCACCGGCCCCATTGGGGCAGCGGTGATATTCGTTGTCAGCAATTTCGGGAAAATCTCGGCGGCAGCGAAGGCTGTGCCCGGAAAAATAAAGGCTGCATTCTCTGGTGCAGCATCATGGCTGAAGGGCGCAGGTAAATCCGTCATCGACGGTCTGTGGAGCGGTATAGCCGGGTCCGCGGGATGGCTCGCGTCGAAAGTGAAATCGTTCGCGACCGATACCGTGCTCGGGTCGATGAAATCCGCCCTCGGTATCGCGTCACCGTCGAAAAAAGGCCGCGCATTCGGTCAGAATTTCGTAAATTCCATTTCCCTGGGGATGTTTGATACGACCGGTGACATATCGTCGGCGACCAAGAAACTCGTGTCGATCATCGACAAGAACATGTCGGGTCGGAAACAATCCACGCTCACCGCGTACGTGCAGCGTGAGGCATCCACGCTCATATCTCTCGCGAGACAACGCGCATCGCTCGCCGATAAGATAAAATCCGCCACCGCGAAACTCGACGAAGCAATTAAAATACGTGGCGAGTATTCGTCACAGATACGGTCCTCGCTTGTTTCCAGCGCGAGCCTGTCCTCATACGCGCAGGAGGCAGGATCAGCGTCATCCGGAGCAGGCTATGAAGCCTATCTGCGAGAACACCTCAATGCGATCAAAAAATTCCAGACCGACCTCGCACGCCTCACGAAAATGGGCGCGAGCAAGGATCTGATCAAGCAACTGGCCGAGTCCGGTGTCGATTCGGCCGGCGCCCTCGCGTCATCTCTCGCGGCAGGCTCCAAATCATCGATATCAACAATCAACAAACTCAACACGCAGATCTACAATGCGTCGGCGAAAACCGGTACACAGGTCGCCGGGACTCTCTACGACTCCGGTGTCGCAGCGGCACGCGGCCTGGTATCCGGCCTCCAGAAAGAACAGAAATCCATCGAGGCGATGATGCTCAAGATCGCGAAGGGCATGCGGTCGGCACTGCGGAAAGCGCTGGGAATCGCGTCCCCGTCGAAGATCATGGCGCAAGAGGGCCGGTCGAGCGCCGACGGCGTCGCCCAGGGCCTCCTCGACCGCATCCCGCAGGTGCGAGCGGCGACGACGCGCCTGGCCGGTGTCATCCCGGACACGGCGACGCGAACATCAGCCGCGGCCGCCGGCGGGCTCGGGCCGGCAGTTCCCGCATCGACGGCAGCGCCGATCGTCCTGCGCGTCGACCTGGCAGGCGCGGACGCATCGTTCCTCACGTGGCTCCGGAGGTCCATCCGCATCCAGGGCGGGGACGTCCAGGTCGTGCTCGGGTCCTGACCCGGAGGGAGCGTCATGGTCACCTACACTCCGCGCATCCAGATACGCGTCGACGACACGTGGACGGACATCTACCCGCGTCAGTCGGCCGGGATGACGTGGCGTCACGGCCGTAGCGACGAACAATCTGCGGTAGGGACAGGGCAGCTCCAGGCGACGCTCGACAATCGGGACGGAAAATTCTGCCCACGGAATCCAGTCGGGGCCTGGTATGGACAGATCGGCCGCAACACACCGATCAGGGTCGGCGTGACGGACACTGTTCGCCTCATGGTCGACGCGGAATCCGGGGCATATATCTCCTCCCCCGATTCCGCTTCCACCTCGCCGGTGGGGGATCTCGATATCCGACTCGATATCACCGCCTATGAAGGATGGTGCCCGAAAGGAACGCGAGGGATAATCTCGAAATTCGGAGCCTCGAATTACTCGTGGCTGATCGGATTCCTGAGCGGAAAACTCGTCCTGATATATTCCGCGGATGGGGCGACGACGCAGACAGCAACATGCAGCGTTTACATCGAAGAGGCAATGGTCCGCCGCTGCCTGCGTGTCACGCTCGACTGTAGCGACGGGACGAATTCCGTCGCCGCGTTCTATTTCGCCGACGAGATCACCGGGCCATGGCACAGGATAGGCGACCCGGTCACTGGAACAATCGTCGCGAGCATCTACAACAGTACGTCGTCAATCAGGATCGGCTGTAGCGAATATTCCACGTACGCGACAGCTTTCCCTGGCGAATACCATCGCGTGCAAATCCGCGACGGGATAGCCGGGAGTATTCTCGTCGACCTCGACATGTCGACCGGGGCAGCCGGCAGCTCCAGTATCAGCGACGGGACGAACTCCTGGACGCTCGCCGGTGGCACCGAGCTCAGCGACATGGAGGTCGCCTGGTCCGGGGAGGCGTCCGAGTGGCCTCCCACATGGGATTCGACACTGGCCGACGCGACAGTGCAGGTCAGCGCGGCAGGGATCCTGCGCCGGCTCGGTCAGGGGGCCGCCGTACTGGGGTCACCCATGCGCAGGGGTGTCACGAGCCTGGCGACGCCGGCTGTCGCGTACTGGCCGATGGAGGACGGGGCCGACGCTGGATCTTTCGGAACCCCCGTGTCGGGGGCCCGCCCGATGACCATCGAGGGCGCGACATCCACGACCGCGTTGGCGTCCTACACGGAATTCAAGGCGAGCGACTCGCTTCCTGTTCTCGGATACGCGAGATGCTTCGGGTGGGTGCCGGTATTCACTCCGTCATCGGCTGGATATTCCGTCCGGTGGGTAATGTATTTGCCGACTGCCACTGACACGTCGTGCATTCTCCAGATACGCATGGAATCAACATCGCTGTGCTACATAAAGATTATATATAGAAGCACAGGTGTTCAATTCATTGCGTATTCATCATCCGGTGCGATAGTTGTCGATTCCGGATTATGTTCCACGTCGACCCTATGGGGTCAGAAGGTTTTCTGCTCGCTATCCCTGGAACCATCCGGCAGCGACGTCATAATCACGTTCGCGTATTTCATCGAGGGCGCGTCATCGGGACTCTACTGGTCCACGACTGCGACCAGCTGCACCCTGGGGCGCGTATCGCAGATCGTTCTCGATCCGACATCCATAATCGCGTCGCTCACCGCCGGGCACGTGCACGTGATGAATGAAGTACCTTCGCTGTTCCTTCTTTACCAACAATTCAAGGCATATTTGGGAGAAACAGCTGCGCGGCGCGTCAGGCGCATCTGTGAAGAAGAGGGCATCCCCCTGACCTACCTGGGCGCGTCCGGGACGAGCACGACCATGGGATACCAGCCGATCGCGACGGCCCTGGAGATCCTGCGCGAAGCAGAGGCGGCGGACGGCGGAGTCCTGTCGGAATCCCCGTACTGGGCCGGCCTGTGGTATCGCTCCCTCGGGGCCACCATGAACCAGTCGGCCGCCGTCGAGGTCGACTGGACTGACCTGTCCGAGGTGCCGTCCCTGCCGGATGACGACCAGGGGATCGTCAACGACGTGACGCTGACCAGGAAGAACGCGTCCGCGGCGCGCGCGGTGGCGACCGAGGGCACGCTGACGAGCGCCCAGCCACCGGTCGGGGTCGGGATCTATGCCGCCACGGACACCGTGAACTGCGAGCTCGACGACGACGTGGCGGATCTCGCCTGGTGGAGGGTACATCTGGGCACGGATGAGCAGCCGCGCGTCCCACAGCTCGCGGTGCGACACTCCAGGCCCGTGGTATCTACCTCACTGGCGGAGGATCTGCGTCGCGTCACACCAGGGCAGCGCCTGGTCCTGTCGGGGCAGCCGGCCGGGTATCCACCGGACGTCCTGGAGCTACTTGTTCAGGGCGCATCGTCCAGGCTGGACCGATATGAGCTGGTGACGGACCTGGTGTGCGCGCGCGGAACGACACACCTCGTCGGAAAATATGGACAAACAATCACTTTCGGTGATGATTTCGAGTCCGGTGGTCTCGCGACATGGGTCACGACCTCTGGTGCCGTCACGGCCGTCGCCGCCGCCGCGCACTCGGGGAGCTACGGGCTGCGCGTCGCCCCGGCTGGTGCAGCTGCCTACGTGTCCACGTCGACAACGAAATGGGCTCAGACGTCACCCTGGGCGACGGGCGGATTCTGGTTCCACTTCTCTACGCTGCCATCCGCGGGCGCGGGGGCGTGGATCGCGACAATCCAGAATGTCGCGGGTTCCGGACATTTCGATATCTCATTGTCGGCAGGCCACACGATCGTCGTCGATTTCGTGTCAGGCGCATCCGAGCTCGACACCGGTGTCACGGCCGACACCTCGTGGCACTACCTGGAGTGGCGCGTCTACTACGGTGACGTCACGTGGTGGGCAGCGATCCGCCTGGATGGCGGTGACACCGAGTACGAGGTGACACGCACTGGCGGGAGCGCCACCTATGTGAAGTCCCTGGTGATCGGGACGACATCCTCGTCCTACACGTACACCCTGGATGTCGACGATGTGTGGTGTGTCGTGGACGCCATCGACCGGGGGTGGGGTGTCGACCACTCCCGATACGACTCCGACACGTCGACCCTGGCGGCAGGCGTCACCAGCACGGCGACGTCACTATCGGTCACGTACACGGGTCAGCGGTGGACGACGACGGAGAACGCGTTCCCGCTCGACGTCATGGTGTCCGGGGAGCGCATGCGCGTGACGGGCATCTCCGGGACGTCATCACCACAGACGTTCACCGTGGAGCGCTCCATCAACGGCGTGATAAAAGCGCAGGTCAGTGGGGCTGCTGTGCGCCTGTGCCGTCCGGCGAGATATTCACCGATCTGACCTGGGAGGACACGTGGCAGACAGATACGCGGGTGACAGGATTCTCGCGGACGACATCGCCGCACTCGGCTCGACACTGATCGCGTTCACGCCGACCTGGACGAATCTCACT